ATTACGACGAGGTATAGAGTAGCCAAATTTTTGGTGTACCCATAGTCCGTTTTTATCTACTGCCATTAAAGGCAATAGTAGGTTTTTCTGCCAAGCATAGCAAGAAAGACCAGTCCGCTCGTAAAGTTCAATCGCTTCTTTAGCTTTTGAATTTTTCTTGACGTATTTTAAAATCACCGATTGAGTAGGATTCTGATTGCCAAGTTTCTTCTTCCTCGCCATTCTAATTTCCTTTCAATCGTCATCGCATGATAACCCTATCGCTGGGATAATTTAATTGATCACGTTCAAAATATAATTTTTAGCAACATCCAGCATTCCCAATGCCTGCAAACTACTCTCCCAGCTATAGCCAAGATTTATCTCACCATCTTTATCTAAAGAAACCACCAGCACCGAAGTGTAGTCATGGCTAGCCTCAAGATTTTCTTCCAAAATTTCTTTCACGGAAGCACCGCGCTCAAGACTAGACTTTTTCTCTGAAAAATCAATTATATTTCCCATCGTTACTCCTTTCTAAGCATAATAAAAGCACCCTTTCGAGTGCTTCAAATTTCTTATTTTCGGTCCGAAAAGAAATCAGCCCAAAATGGATTCTCTTTATCAAAGATTTCAATCTCTTCTGAGCTCATATTATGAGGATAATCTTCAAAAAGGTTATAAAACTTCTTCTTATCAAATGTAATCAACATCAACCCTCTAGCGAACCAGGCTGTATCAACCCACCAAACTATATCACCATCATTTTCTTTGTAGCAATATTCAGACCAATTAACTTCTTCATAATCATCTTTCACGACCCTCAGCTCCCTTCATTTGTTTAGAATCTGCAGTGTTGATAAAACTCAATATCTTGTGAAATTCAGGGTTATCTTTCAATGAGTTCACATCAATAAGATAGCTATTTGCATCATATCTTCTCCCAGCTGCACTGTGAGACTTCTGACCTTTGAATCTCTCTTTCAGAACAATGTTGTTAAACGGCTTAAAACCATTTAACGTTCTTGATTGAAGTTCCAAGTACTCGAAACGACCTTCGTTTTTCCTTATGATTGCTGCATGACTCCCTGCTGCCAAGTAGTATTCATTTCCACTTTCTACTTTCTCCAACAATTCTTTTACTGCAGTAAAATCATTTGTATGTTTAGCAACATGCATTTCAACTCCTGGAAGGCTACCAATCATTTTAATCCTACTATCTCGAGAAAAGAAATCACAACTCTTTCCTCCTCTAAAATCTAGGACAGTATAGCCACCTTTGTTCCCAATATAAGCAAATGCTGCTGACGAACAAGATCCTCTTGTCTTGTCTCCACCACTAACAGCTTCGATTATTTGTTCCTCAGTCAATTTTTTACGGCTTTTTTTGATAGGATTTGAAGAAATTCCGTTCTGTAGCGCTAGCTTTCTCACTTCGCTCATTTGAGAATTTTTATTTATATCCTTCCTTGCTTCAATTTTATCACTTTCATCTTTTTTTCGCCAAATTTTCTTCCAAACATCCTGAACTTTTCCGTTTTTAGGATCATAGTCTACAATACAACGACAATGCTGATGTCTTCTATAAACGTCCTTCGGAACTCTTGGATATTTATAATTCCCTTGGACTTCTTGACACCACTCACAACAATGAAAATACGATTTTCGGACAATCTCAGGTTGCAATCCAGACTGATGATGAAACTCCGCATTTTTCTGGATACTATCATCAATGATTGATTGTGTGAAGTTCACAATAGGTTCACCGAGCAACCAACTGACATCCTCAAAATTTTCCTCAGACGAAAAGCGATTGACAATGCCAGCTATTCGATCCAGATTTAATTCAGGAACTTGCACTTTGAGACCAATCTTTGCTTCATCATTCAAATTCTTCTGAACATCACTAGCATAACCACTCACAAGCTCGTGATTTCGTCCTAGCACGTCCGTCAGCAAACGCTGAGCGATATTGTAATACATTTTACCGTCTGGTAGTTTATCGGCGCTTACAGAAGCTCCTAGAGCCTTAGAAAGAACTTCACCAATTTCAATCGCAAACTCATTTGCTGTTTTATAAGTGGCTTTTTTTGCCTTCAATGTAGCAAAAGCATTTCTGACAATCTCACTCTTACCGAAATCTCGTTCAAACTTCTCTTGAACCTCTTGCAAGATACCAGGTAAAACATCATTCTCCATTTGAACCATCCTCGCTTATCACTGGCCTAGCAGACATGTCTCCTGCAATACCAGTAAGATCTCGAATTGTTTCTGCGTTGATGTAACCAGGTAATGCCTGATTTAGTTTGACAACACCATCACCAATCATAGTCATCGTGTTGGCATCCGCTTCAAACAATGGCTCCCACTTAACTGTTGTTCTTACAAACTGACTTCTAGCATAACGAAACTCATCACGCAAGCAAGCTGCAACATAAGCCACATTGAGCAAACCTGCTCCAAGTGAGCGCTGAGCCTTTCTACCTGCGAGACGAAGATTTTCGTGACTAGCCTTAATGGCTTCCACAGATGATGGATTATCTGAAACGAAACCAAGGTCATCCAAAGTCAACCCCATTTCACCAGCAAATCCAGCAGCGGCTGTTCTAAGCTGTTCAGTAAACGGTGACATGCTAGCTGTAGTAAACTGTCCAACGCTCGGCTTCTCACCTTTATCGCTTGAAGAAATCGTCAGTAAGCTTGATACAGTAGCTTTCCATTTCTCCATAGGTTCCGCATCAGGATCAAGCCCAAGAATGTATTTTTGTGGCCATGAGTAGAACTCAGCAGTAATATCCGCCCGTTCCAAGGTACGCTTAGCGTATTTCTGATAATACATACCAGCTCTGGTGATACGACTCCGACCAAACGGACGAACAGCATCAGGACGATGAATGACTGGAACCAACAAAGGGATACCAGTTTCATTCACAACTGAGTATGGTCTACCATTTTTCGGAATAAAATGAGTAGCATTAGGCTCAAAGTAGGCTTCAAGTGTTGGACGATTGTAATCATCACGAGCCAGAACTGCATAACCTTCTACAAGCAACCCAGTAATAGGATCAATGACACCAGTTGCATTACTTGATTCAATGACTTGCAACCTCACCTCATCATCTTCACCCTTCGAAATGTAGACGAAACTACACGAACCAATCAGCGCAGCTAAAATAGCACTATCAAAGAAGATATCAGGATTGTTCCGATTAAAGATTTCTGTAACATTAAAATCATCGTTAGCAAATGTCCTGAAAATCAAACGATCTGCAAGACTATCAACTCCCTTTGCAGCCCAACCAAGAACAGCTTGGTACTTCACCCTGATATGTGGAGGAATTGTAATTCCTGTCGGTGATTCATGGTATTGCATTGCATAATGCTTGTACCTCAGATTAACTCTGCTCTGATAGAGAGTCAACTTCCTCCTGAGATAGTCAATTCCTCTTAATTCCAAACCGTTCTCCTTTCTTTGTGATGATTTGGCGCGAGAAAAAATGTACAGTGACGTCGTGAAGCCCTCGAGCGCCTAGTGGGAGGGGGATACCCCCCTATCCATAGCTAGGACTTTCCTCATACATTCCATTTTTCTAAAAATCTAGTATTCTGTTAATTTATATCTTTCTTAAAAAAATAATTTTATATTTTATTTTATTAAGATTTATATTTTGTCCAATCTCTTGATTGTGGCAAGTTCCTGTTGCCAACAACAGTTGTACTTGTTGTTTTATCATCAGCATAAAGCTTATCAGACTTCTGTCTGTTGCATTGCCAGTGGGCTAACTGCAGATTTTTAATATCTGATGGATGACCATTTCTATTGATTGGAATAACGTGGTCAATTACAGGTGATAAAGGATGTGGATACTTCAATGACTTATCTACTGGTAGTCCACAAATCCCACAAGTATTCCTGGTCTTGAGAATAATTTTTTTGTTCTTTTCAAAGGCGACTCGGTGAGGGCCACTCCGGTCTGGTCTTTCTTGGGGGGTATTCATTTAGGGGAGGGGCCTTTCTTTTTAGTGGGTATGGGGTGGAATTCTATGATGTAGGAGGGGGTGTTTTTTTAATCTAGGAGGGGGGTGTTTTTCAATCTCTGGCACCCTCGTATATTTAACATATCTTATATTCTGTTAAATAAAATCAACATTCTTAAACGTCAATCGTAGCAAGTGCTTACATCTATTTTATTAAATACTAATTTACATTTTCTCAATGTGTTAAATAAATAGGTATTTAATAGCTAAAATTCATCATCGAATCATCCAATTCATCTTGTTTAATGCCAATGTAGTCAAGTGTGATATCTGGTGATGAATGATTAAACAACTCCATCAAGATCGCTACATTTTGATTTCGTCTGTAATGATGATAGCCAAATGACTTTCTCATAGAGTGAGTTCCAATATTCTTCAAGCCAACATATTCAGCTGCTTGTTTTAAAATTTGGTAAGCTGCAACTCTTCCGATGTGAGCGATACGCACACCGTCTGTCCTAACTTTCTTTTTGCTCGGAAATAGATAATCGTACCCTTGTAGATCATTTGTTTTGATGTAATGATTTAGAGCCTTTCTTAACTCTGGATTGATAGCGAATCGCTTAACCTTCCCTGTCTTCTTCTCAGTGACCTCTATCCTATCGCCTGTCACTTGCTTGACTTGAAGAGGTATGATATCGCTGATGCGCATTCCAGAATATAGACCACACATAATAAGAACATAATTTCGCTCACTTTTTGATTTTAAGAAGTCTTTCATTCTCTCAATATCGTCAAGTTCACGAATAGGTTCTACTTTTCTCAAAACATCACCTCCAATCCACAAGAAAAGGCAGGGTGTGCCTGCCTTTTACAATAATTTCATAATATAATTTTAGCACACAAAATCATATATCCACTCCGAACTTACTCCGAATTTACTCCAAAAAAACTCCAAGTTTACTCCAAAATCTCAACCTGTTCACCATTGCGGTATAACTCTGCAAATGCCATCAGAGACTTATCCAAGATGTCGTAATATGAACTTTCTGACAGAGACAAGTCCATTGCGATTGTTTCATCCTTCTTGCAATTCCACTGAAGATACTTCTCAAAAAGTATCCTACGATAGAGGGGATCATGTAATCTACTGACAGCTTGCTCAATTGCATCCAGCTCAATCTCTGCATCAACTTTTCGTATAGCCAATTTTTCAACTTGACTATCTCTCCCGCTTGATGGATTTCGTGGCATGAATGAGTAGGTGGTGGTCACTCTCTGGCCATCAGTGTCATTCGCGACTCTTCTCCAACGAGGATATCCTTTTAGAATCCTTTTGGCATTCTCTTTCGTTTTTATTTCATTTATATCAGGAAAGAAGGGCATCGCTCACCTCATTTCTATATATTTTTATTTTTCAAGGCTCATCAAAACTTTTAAAAGACGTTGCTAGATCATCGAAATAAGAAGCAAGTGCTCTAAATATATTCTTTAATCCTTTCCTGATGGCTCTCATAAGATCTTCAAGATCTTCAGGACTTAGATGAGCCAGCTCTTGAGCTAGTCTCTCTTGCTCACGCAGTATAGCTTGCTTAGCTTTCTTCTTCTTGATCCTTTTGTTCATCTTGTTTTCTCCAAATTTTAGTGATATTTTCAACAGTGCTGATAACTGTGATACCAATGATAACAGCAACAAATCCTGTTAACCATGGATGCTGTGACATAAATTCATAACCGTTCATACTACTCTTCTCCTCTCTTTCCACTTAATCAATTTACCTTCGTTGTCATTGTTCCAGTACGCCGGGATTCTACTGATGTCTCTTTCAACTTTGACAGAGATACCTAGGTCCTCTCTAAGTTCTTTCAATCTTAGCTGCATCTTGCAAATCTCCTTGCGTATCTCAAATAATTTTCCCTTCAAATATCAGAGTAATTGTTCCTGTTCCGTCTTTGTTCTTAGATACCAAAGCACTACAATCTGAACCATACTCAACACCATCAATTGTGATGCTATGCTTTATTTTGTCAACGTTGATGATGGATCCATTTGATGTCTTAATTCTCATTTTCCATCTCCTCAATCAACCAATCAAGGTTCTTGCGTGCTTTCTTCAGGTCTTCAAGACCGTTTTTCTTCTGGAAGCGTAACATATACTTGATTGCGTTGCCCCAGTAAAATCCTTCTACTCCTTCTAATCCGAAAGCAAAATTCTTAACGACTTCAATGGCTTCAAGTCCGAATTTCCCCTTATAATGGCTAGGGTTGTTGACTTTATCAATATCGTTAAATTCTTCCAAGACTTGTTCATAAGATTTTTCTTTCATTTTAATTCCTCCCGTAATGTTTAATTGCTCCATGTAAATAATAAGTTCCATCTTTGCACTTGTTCACGTAATATGTGTACTGCCCGTCTGGACTAGCGTAAGAAATCTGCTTCTCTCCTGCCCAACAACCATTGTCACGCATCATGTGGCAATTCTCCATAATCCATTCCACATCAGGCATCTAGTAACTCCTTATTTTCGTAGATGTTGCCGATGATTTCAAAGTGATAATAAGCTAGAAATAGTGGGTGCCATTCTGCCTCTCTTTTCTGTAATTCATCTACAAATCTGTAAATAAAACTTGCATAAGAACCGTGCCAACTTACAAGTACTTTTCTGCCTTTGTAATCAAGGATATCCCCCTCAAAAATTTCCTTACCGTTCTTATCTTTGAGTCCTGTTGACTGCATGAGGACAACATCTTCTCCATTTCGCTCATCTTCAAATTTTAACGGAACTGATGTGGAGCCATTGCTAAACTTCCCTATGATTTCCTTTCTGACAAATGAAATCATCAGTATTTCGTCAATCATTTCTTCTGCTAACACGTACCACGCTCTAAACTTCAGTATCATGCAAATCCTCCTTAAATAAACAAACTAGCTAACCATATCAAAAATGCACATGTAATGATTTTTGAAATACTGCTCTTTACCGCATACGAATAATCCTCTTCAGATTCTTTTTTGCTGGATAGCACAGGCCAGATGAAAGATAGTAGTGCATCCATTCCTAATGCTTGCCAGACTGTAATTTTACCAACTGGAACAATTGTTGTGATAATCTCATTCCATCCATACTGAACTACAAATGGCGATACAACGATTACAAATACCGACCCAATAATGATTCCTAGTTTTTTCATTTTATAAATCCTCCTCTTTCACGAACGTACCATCAATCCAACGACCTTTACGATCTTTGATTTCGTTATATGCTAACTCAAAGCATTCCTCGAAGTTATAATCAAGTGCATAGCTAATTGATTTTAAATAACTAATCGAGCTCACTAGGTTGAATCGACAATATTTTCTTTGCCTTGACCCTTGACGTAATTGAAAACTACTAATGTTAGTATTTAACCAATTTAAACATTTCGTCACATTTCTATCTTCTGCAAACTCCGATTCTTCAAAAATCTGATTCACATCTTCCTTAATTAATAGTGCTAGACCAACAATCACGACCGCACAATCTCCGATGCTATCCTTGGTTAACTGCTCATTCTTCTTGAGATAGCCAGCACATAACTCACCAAACTCTTCACTGAGTTTGAGTGACTGCTTATCTAATCGTCCACCGTTTTCAAGGTCACGGTCAATAAACCATTGCTTTACGTTTTCTAGTGTGTTCATAATAACTCCTTTGCTATTGCAGCGATAACATTGACTGTCACGCTATTTCCTGCTTGTTTGTACAGTTGACTGTTGCTATTTACCTCTTGCGCCTTATCAAACGCCCAATCTGGAAAACCTTGTAATCTCCAACATTCACGAGGTGTCAGCTTGCGAATACGATAACCATCTGATAAATGATTGTTTTCATGATAGCTATTACTTGTCAAAGTAGGAGCGATATCATGTTCTCCGCCTTGATTATATCCGTGTGCTTTTTGAATGATTTTTAAACCCTCACCTTTATTTGTTGTGAGTGTGGGAGCCAATCCAGTTGATTCATAAACCTCTCCATTCATCCCGTTGCCAGATGGATTGATATTCCCGATAGATTTTACTTTCTGCGATTCACTTTCAATAATGTATGATCCGACCCCTTGACTGTTTGGGTATCTGGTTGTAAGGGTATTTGTTGACTGCTCTTGATGTTTATCAACTTGTCTGCCAGTGCTTGAGAGAGGAAAAATTCTTCTGGTACCTCTCTTTCTAGAATGTCCGATAATGAACACACGTTCCCGATTTTGGGGGACTCCGAAATTCTTGCTGTTAAGCACTTGCCATTCCACATCGTACCCCAATTCATCCAAGGTTGAGATAATGGTCTCGAATGTAATTCCATTTTCATGGTTGAGCAGTCCTTTGACATTCTCAAGGAATAGATATCGAGGTCTGAGAATAGATGCGAACCTAGCAATTTCAAAGAACAAAGTTCCCCTTGTATCCTCAAAACCTCGTCTGTTTCCTGCAATGCTGAAAGCCTGGCACGGAAATCCTCCACAGATAATGTCCACACATCCGAATCTTCGAATAGACTCATCTGTGATTCTTGTAATGTCATGTAGTTCAATTTCTCCTTCCGTATCATGTATTGCTTTGTAACTGGCTCTTGCGAACTTGTCAATCTCACAAAAACCTATACATTCATGGCCGGCGGATTCCATACCAAGACGAAAACCACCGATGCCGGGGAATAAATCAAGAAATTTCAAATTTCCACCTCATCTCCAATTTCTACTTTTTCAAATCGTTCTTCACTAACCACAAACACATTCCCGTCAATCGTGATAGTGAATAACTTTCCGATTTTCTTCTTAGCTTCAACCTTGCCAGTGATCTGATATTTGCTATCAGCATGGTAAACAAGCAAGGGGTTTTCTTGTTCGTCTATCATTGACCGCTGCATAAACAGTAAGCAAGTAGTAAGTAAGGCATAGCCAATTAAGAAGCGTTTCATGTTCACTCCCTGTAATAGTTATAAATTTCAATAGCTGGAATTGATTCGTTATTAGTTGCAGAAGTAATTATCAGCTCGCTTCCCACTTTTTTATGAAATTCTAACAACTCCTCTATCGAATTGATTTCGATAAAATGCCCCTCTGCACCGTTCGGAAATTCTCTTTGTATTCGACCTTTAGACATTTTATGATTAACTCCTTTAGAAAGCCAACTGCCTTCCATCCAAGATAATCGCTTATCAAATTCTTCAAAGCTCGAAAAATACCTAACTTCTACTTTTTTATATTTTTTAATTATGGTGTTAGGAATTCTAGTTTCAACGTTCCCACATGTGCTTGTTAGTAAAAATTCCATCACTCCACCTCCTCAAAATAACTATGAAATTTACTTAAATTGACAATAGCGACCTCTTCGACAAAATATTTTTCGATATCAAAGTCTGGGTCATTTTTTCCAAACTCTTTCTTTATAGCTTTTTCCGCTAGAGAAGGTAAGTCGAATATATTTGCTCCATTTTTTAAAGCAAGCGGTTGACCATATTCGTTCACTATTCGATAACCCACATCAAACGGTCTGATTTTCGCAGGGATTTTTATGCGTTTACTTTGATTCTTCATTCCTTCTTCAAGCGTTTGTATCATTCCGTTACCTCCTCAATCTCAAACAGTGGACTTTCAAACACTTCACCAAAGCCTGCATCTTCTAGTTCTTTACGGGTGAAGTGTGTATCATAAAGTGAGTTTTCTTCACGGTCTGAGAAAAGCCATTTGTTTGAATGGTTCTCACGGTTCAAAGTAACGCTTCCTGTTTATTCATTCTTCAGCTCCTCCAATTCTTCCTGATAGCCTTTCAGCTTTTTCTTCCAAAAATCACGCTCTGCCGACCTCATGTGCACTGCTGATTTCTGACTTGGTTTCTTCAGTTCTTCAATTCTTGCTTCTGCCACTTCGATTGAATGTTTTAATGACTCAATCATTGTCTGTTTGCTGTATTCCATGATTTAACCTGATTACTTAAAATACAGCTCTTGCCCCTCATGGCTCAAAGACACAAGAGCTAGCAAATTCTTTATACGTCATTCGTCCAAGTCTGACGCATATTCTAGCTCGCTTTTAACGTGGTTCGCGGCACGTTGATTTTACTGCTAAGTAATAACAATCTACAGCGCCATAATCAAAACGTACATCGTCTTTTCCGATATATTTTTTGAATCTTGGTCTGGTAATGCCTGAGAAAGCCCATTGATAGTACTTCATGTCCTCAATAAGGTCATCAACATTGTTGTATTATCCTAAGAATAACCTGCAATATCCGTTGTAGACAAAATATAGTTTTAACAATAAGGTGTACCACCTTTCTAAAAGTACTCTTTCCTTTTATTTTTCAAGTCATTGAATATCATCAAATGATCATTGTCTACACCTTTCATCAACCGACTCATGAATGGCCGACCATATCGCTTCTGGATTTCTTGTGCAGTTAGGTTTGTAGTGATAATCGTGTTGGCCCTTTTATTGAGGATGTTATAAAGAATACCGAAAGACCAGTCACTATCTTTTTCCATTCCTAAATCGTCCAACACTAAAAATTTAGCACTAGCAATCTTGTTGACTAGGAACTCTTCCTGACTAAAGTCCGCCTTGATTTTCATCAGTAAGTCAGTGACATTGATAAAGATAGCAATTTCTTTTGTAGTCTCTGATAAATATTTCATCATCGCAAATGCTAGATGGCTCTTACCTGTTCCAGCTTCACCTTGAAAAATAACATTATTTCTGGCACCTTCTGCCCACTCTTTACAGATTTTTTTGGCGAATTCTAACTTTTGAACTTCTTTTTCTGTTGGTGTGTCAAAATTCTCAAGAGTAGCATTCTTCAGCACATCATCATATAAAGAGAATTTTTCAAGATAGAACTTTCGTTCTCTCTCGTTTTCTGCATCAGCAAGCTCATTGACTCTTAATTGATTCTCTGCATGAATCCGTTCCGATTCGCATAAGCGACAGAGAACATCGTTTGTACGAAGAATTTTAATCAATGGAATTTTGTGTTTATCACATTTTTTTTCCTGTTCTTCTATGTTTCTGTGATAAGATAGTGCCATTTCTTCTAAAGCATTAGTTACCATGTCAGCTTACCTCCACAAGATCTCCAGTTTGCCATATCTGACAAGCAAGCTATCACAGTCTCTTTTGATTGTTTTTTTAAAAGAGATTTTTTCTGATCACTGATTTGATAGAAATTTTCTTCAAATTGTTGGATTAATTCTAGAACCCCCATTCATCCTTCACCTCTTGTTCATCTTTCTTCTCTTTACGCTGCTTCTCAGATTGTCGAACTTGTTTAATTGTAGTAACTTGGTTCTGCTGCCAATTTCGCAAAATACCGCCTATGTACTTAACGTTTGGTTTTCCTAAATTGACAGCGGTCCTCAAAGCTTCTTTGACTAGTTCAGAGTCATTTTCGTTTGTTAGATGATTGATTTCCTCAATCTCAAATCCAGATAGTAGTCTACGAAATTCAGATTGAAAAAGTTCTAAGATGTTTTCGCTACTACTAGTAGTAGTTATATTCTTATCTTTATCTTTTCTTATCTTATTCTCTTCTTCTGTTGCGTTACTTTCCGTTTCTGTAACGTTACCTGTAACGTTACCTGTAACGTTACCACCAAGAGCAAGATTTTTCTGTTTTTCTCGGTGTCGAGCTACTCTATTTCTTGTTTGTTGTTTGATTTTTTCCATGCCATCAATATTTTGATGTTTTTCCCAGTTTGGCAAAGCGATAATTCCATCGATGATTTCAACCATTCCGAATTGTTCGAAGATTCCAAGTGCCATTCTGACAGTATTGAGCGGTCTCCTGAAGATAGTAGCAAGCATTTCATCTGTATAATGAACCTTGTCTGACATCATTAGTAGTCCATTTCGATTATGTTTGCCAGCTAATGCCAAGATTTTGAACCAAATAACTAAAATAGCATCATGATCAGGGAGTGCATCGATTAGACAAATCTTTTCATCGTCAAAGATGTCTGTCGTAATCTTAATCCATTTAATTTCAGACATATCCAGCACCTCTTCTAACTTTGTTTTGCTTTCCACTTCCTGCGATTTGCACGGTATTCCTTCTTCATATCTTCGAAAATAAAACGGCTATCCACTTCCATTTTCTGGAGTTTTAATATGCAGTAGTTTTTATCTAGCTCACGGTAATTTTGGGCTATTTTTTGGTAGTCAATAAGGTATTCCTTGATTAGAGTTAAATTTTCAAGGTTGTAGTTATAAAATGTTGCATCATGCCTTGATAGTTGGTTTTTCTTTTGCTTTTCTTCAAGAAGCTCGTTGTAAATTTGGATTGTATTTTCAACCCATTTGATTGATTTCTTGTAATCTGTTGGCATCGGCTTTGCTCCTTATTTTTGCTTCTTCGATAGTCCGACAGGTGGTTGTGTATCGTATGTGAATTGCTTATCTGAATTTCTCAGATTCATACGAGCAATGTCGCTTGCGATTAGTTGTCTGTTTTTCTTTTTAGATTCTGCTCGATCATCGAGCTCATTTACTAGTGCCCAGAGCAAAAAAAGCATTGTTGTTCCGAAATAGATATATTCAATCATTTTGTTTTTCCTTTTCTTTATAGATTGCTACGATTTCTTCAAGATCTGCGATACGTTGATTTGCTTGCTGATATTTTTCTTGAAGGTCTATCAATTCCCTGTTCGTATCCAACGCAACCAATCGCCAGTCGGTGTTTACTTCGATTTTTGTTGTGTTGAAAAACCATTTTGTCATTTTATCTAACAATTTCATTTTTCTACTTTCTAATGTTAAATTACAAGATTTGCTTGAATAAACTCATCGAGTTCATTCTTGTCAATTCGTTTAGTTCCGTCAATTTTATATAGGTTCAATCCCATTCTTAACCATTTACGAATGGTATTTGTGCTACAATCTGAATAATTAGCAGCGCTTTCGATTGAAAGCCATCGTTTCTCAATTGTTTCATGTTCTAATAATTCTTTGAAGCATTCTTTAAATTGATCCTTAACGATTAATTGAATACCGTTTTCAAAGTTTTCGCTGAGAATGTTCACAATAGCCTCCTTTTGTGATATAATTTAAGTAGTTATTTTTCTATGCGCCTGACTTCAGTCAGGTGCTTTTTTGTTTAGAAATCTTACTTTCTATAGCCCTTAGTTCTATCTCATGGCTAACTTGTTTTAATAGCTTCTCACACGCTATTTTAGCTTCTCTGTACGTATTAGATTCGCTGATGAAGTAATCAGCAAGTTCAATGATTTTATCTTCCATTCAACCTCCTATATAGGTCTTAAGACGGATGCTTTTTTTCCTTAATTTGATATAATAACTTTTGACTAAGACCTCTCACCGTTTTAATCAAAATTCCAATAGAAAGAACGAAATAGTAATTATGGACCCTAACCAATTTCAAGACTTTCTTCCTCTTGTTACAGGATTTTTAGGAGGAGCTACTTCAGCCGGTGTGTTCGCTGGACCTATTCAAACATTACAAGATTGGTGGTATATCAATTACGGCCACAACATTTCTACTCAAGCAGCGTTATTGCGTGCAAAAAACGAAATCGATGTTGAAAATCTCAAAAACAGCACGCTTCAACAAGTTGCGACTATCCCGCCAGAAAATGTTCAAGAACCTTCTCTAAAAATATTAGGTCCTGCATTGGAAGCATCTAAGTATTATATTGAGGAAGAAGAGCTACGCTCTATGTTCGCAAAAATACTAGCCAGTTCATTTGACGATCGAAAGAACTCGATTATACACCCATCTTTTGTTGAAATTATTAAGCAACTAGACGTAACAGATGCACGTATTCTCCAATTTTTAAAGGAACAGAACCACGCAACAGGCTCCCCAATCCCTATCATGAAAGCTGTCATAAATTCCGATAGTGGTTCTAAAATAATATTCCCGATCATCTACTTTATAGATGGATCTGAAGGAATTAACGACCTTCCTCCGTCTTTAACAAACTTAGAGCGACTAGGCTTGTTAAAGATTGAAGATGATAGATATTCTGCGAATGATTCAACGTATGATTTCATTAGAAATAACTTCATTGTTCAATGTGTTCTTGAAAATTATCCAGAAATTAGTCTTGAAAAAATGTGTTTTTCTATCACTCCTCTTGGGAAGAATTTTTTGGAAGTCTGCTTATGATATCTTCAGCAAATTTCTTAACACTTGATGTTTCGAAATTCATATATTTTTTGTATAGTTCATTTACTTTATAAATGTGGTAATGCATCATAGTATATGTCACAATTAAAGATGTCAGAACTGATATAATGAATGTTTCCATTTCTACTCCTTACAATCTGGTTGCTAGCAAACTCTCAATATAACTAGTGTTTCTTAAAAGTTTTTCAAAGAATTCAGGGTCTGCCTTTACAAAGGCGGGCTCTTTTTTCCCACTATACGGGTACCGTTTTGGTCTCATTGTTTATCCTCTCTGGTCTATGTTAAAAGCATTCAATTCCATGATTTTCATCTTAGTGTTGGTGCTTGGTTCCCAAGTCATCCAATAGGCAAGTGCTGCTTCTGCAAATTTCTTTGGCAGTAAGTCATAGCGACTGATATTGAAATGATCTTTGAAATCAATCTCAGCTTGTCTGAACACTGATTGAGCAAAGATTTTGTCAGCATAAGCTGGACTATCAATCCCACCAAGACAAGCAACTACTCGAGCTTTACGCTTCTTTAAAAGTGATTGAGCATAGCTTGGATGAATTGGTTGCTCACTCTTGAGATAGTCGATATCTTCAAGCATTGTGACTTGTTGCTTTCGAAGTTCTTTCTGTCCAGTAAATAGAGCAATAAAGGCATCTTCGTCTAAGTCTTCACGGATGAATCCACCTTGTCTGCGAATGGCTGGCAAGACCTCTGATGTAACCCATCGTTTAAATTCTTTTGCTTGAGGTAATTTACTGGATAGGATAAGTGAGTATAAACCTGACTCGTTGATGATCAACATATCTTGGATTCCACCACCAGTAGGGATGCCCTGTTTTAGGGCGTCCTCTTCATCAACGTGAAGAGCGATTGCATTTCTCGCTTTGCTATATCCTAAGATGTCAGCAACATCTTTCCCGACAAACCACGGTTCATCATCAATTGTCATAGTACGGACCTCTTGCCCGTGGAAATTAAATATTTCGTTCATAATATTCCTTTCTAAATTTGGTATAATAAAATAAAACGAGGTAATTCTGATGAAATTAAATCCTGATTGTATTCGTGATATTCTCTTTGTTGTAGAAAATAATGCAACGTATTCAAATGATGTTTCTGAAGAAACTATGTTTAAAGAACTTGGTTCAAAATATCCTAGAGAAGAAATACTTTACCATGTTCGACAATGCGAACATAGTGGACTTTTCCTAAAAGTAGTACACTACTTTGGTGGTTTTTCGATTCAAGATTTATCTCCTTATGGACATCAGTTCATAAATGATATTCGTCAAGATAACAATTGGAATCGAACAAAGGATATAGCGAAGAATGTTGGTTCTTTTTCACTGGATGTCCTTAAAGATATTTCATCACAAGTTATTACCAACCTTATTTCAAATCAGCTTGGCAATAAGTTTTAAGAAGATAGTTGCATGGTTGCTTTCAGCCGTGCTTTTTGTTTTGATTGCTTGAACACCATTTAATTTTTGATCGTTTAAATAAATACCGTCTTTTCTTATTTTCAGTTCGTCCATTCTGCACCTCCTACTCCAGCACCTTACTGCCGACTACCAATCGTTTAACGACAACGTCCATCTCCTTAAACTCGGCATTCTCTACACAGTAGCGGACACTCTCGCTGATGATGTGACAAATAGATACGCCGTACTCGTTCGCCAGCTCCGTAGCAATCTCCCAGGCATCTTTGTCAATCCGTGTTACTTTTTGCGCTGCGTTGTTCATAAAGTTCCTTTCTTGTTGCGGTTAAACCGCAATGTCGTGTAAAAAAATAATGTCATCAATAGACACACCAAAAGTAGTAGCGATTTGATAAGCTTGGGTTACAGTAGGTTCTGTTTTTCCTCGCTCCCAATTTCCCCAAGTATCAACAGAGACATCAATAGCCTCGGCTGCATCCGCTTGTCTCCAATTTTTTAGAGTTCTCAATGTTTTAAGAGTCATTTTCTGCATCTTACAGTCCTTTCTACATTTTTTATAATTGAGTGACTCAACTATAATTCTATTATAATGCGGTTAAACCGCAATGTCAAGTATTTTTTGCGTTTTTGTCGTATTTTTTTATTTTTTTCTTTACTTTTTTGCGTTTTTGCCGTAATATATACTATATAAAGGAGTGATACAAATGAGCAATAATAAAAGTAAAGAAATTTTCTCTGCGAACTTGGAAAAGTTAATGACCAGCAGAGACGTTGATAGAAATAAACTTTGTTCTGATTTAGGATTAAAATACACTACTGTAAGAGATTGGTTAAAGGGTATAACTTATCCTCGGATAGGAAAAATTGAATTACTTGCGGACTATTTCGGTGTTAATAAATCAGACTTGATAGAAGATAAAACTCAAGAAGTAAAAGAAGTAAAAATCCCTACTTCCCCTCTTGTTCAAAAAATAACCGAAAAAATTGTAAAGTTGTCAACTCCAAGAAAACAAAAAGTTCTGAACTATGCTAACGAACAATTAAAAGAGCAGAATAATAAAGTGATTATGATTGAGGAAAAACTTTTTGAATACCGTGTTTTTGAAAAACTTTCAGCTGGTACTGGCTTTTCATACTTCAACGATGGTAACTATGACACTGTTTTTTATGACAAAGACCTAGACCACGATTTTGCTTCTTGGGTTTTCGGAGATTCCATGGAACCCAAGTACATAAATGGAGAGGTTGTTCTTATCAAAGAAACAGGTTTTGACTATGATGGTGCCATTTATGCAGTTGATTGGGATGGTCAAACTTATATCAAAAAAGTCTATAAAGAAAAAGACGGTCTTAGACTTGTCTCTATCAATAGCAAATATAAAGATAAATTCGCACCATATGACGAAGATCCAAGAATCATTGGAAAAATAGTCGGAAAATTCATGCCGATAGAAAATTAAAAGGAGAAAAAACATGAACAAAGGAAACATGAACAAAAGAAAAAATTCTAAACCAATTTATAAAAGAGTATGGTTTTGGATACTAATTGCTTTCTTGGCTATTGGTGCGATAAATAGTCTTTCAAAGAACCCATCTAAAAATACTGAAACTAAAACTGAAAACACAAAACCAGCTACAACAGAGGACACCTCATCCTCTTCGTCTGAGAGTTCCGAAAGTACGGAAAATTCAAAAGAAGAGAAAGGTAGTAAATCAAAAAGTAAAACAAAGTCATCCCAAAAAACAAAAAATGATGGACCTGAATATACAGAAGAATCTAACACACAATTCGCTAACCATCTGACTACTGAAATCAATAATCAGTTAGCTGATACAGGCTATCAGGTTGTAACTAAACCAGTAGGAAAAAATGTCATTTACTTGTATCTTCCTCAAGAAGCTAAATATTATTCTAAGGTAGAAATTCAACAAATTGCTGACAAGCTGTACCAAATTAAAGAAACTACTTTTAAAAATTGGGCAATAGAAAATGGTTATGATTTAAGTTTTGCTAACTCGCCTAATCTATATGTAAAAGCGGAAGATAATACAACACTTGCAGAAGAGAGTGGTATCATCAACAAATCGATGAAAGTCAAAGTAAATAACTAA